TCTTCTGCAAGGAAATCAGGGCCGCTCTGGAAATCCCGTATGACACCCTGCTCAAAGAGTTCAACGCCAGCTACAGCGCCAGCCGTGCGGCCCTGATGGAAGCCTGGGAAGCCTTCCGGATTCGCCGGGAATGGCTGGTGGATATGTTCTGTCAGCCGGTCTATGAGATGTGGCTGACGGAAGCGGTGGCCATCGGACGGGTGAATGCTCCTGGATTCTTCACGGATCCGGCGCTGCGGGATGCCTGGTGCAAGGCTCAGTGGCTCGGGCCTGTCCAGGGGCAGCTTGATCCTACCAAGGAGATCAAGGCCGACATCATGGCAATCCAGCACGGCATCAAAACTCACGAACAGGTGACCAGAGAGTACGGCGGGTCTGACTGGCACGACAACGTTGAACAGCTCGAGGGCGAGATGGAAGCACTGCGGAAGGCGAATCCGAACAGCGGTTCCGAAGACCCTGAGAACGAACCTGACCCTGACCCGCAGCAGTATGAACCTGGAGGTGGAGAAAATGCCTAAGGCAAACAAGCCCCTGGTTATGGAAAGGCCCTGCTACACGCTGGCTGTTGTGGACGGCGCGAGTGCAGAGCTGACCATGTACGGGGAAATCGTGGAGACTCAGCCCACGGACTGGTGGGGCGATCCGATTGACGGACAGTTCATCATTCTGAGCGAGTTCCTGAAGGATCTGGAAGAGATCAAGGGCTGCTCTGAGCTGACGATCCACATGAATTCGGTTGGCGGCGACGCCTACGCTTCCATTTCCATCCATAACCGGCTGAGAGAGCTGGCGAAGGACGGAATGAACATCACTTGCGTGGTGGACGGCGTGGCCATGTCCGGTGGAAGCCTGATCATGTGTGCGGCCGACAAGGTGAAGGTGAATCCTTCCAGCATCATCATGATTCACGACTGCTGGACATACGTCTGGAAGTCGGCGAATTCTTCCGATCTGCGGAAGCTGGCTGACAGTCTGGATGTTATCAACGAAAGCCAGGCGGAGATCTATGTCCGGAAGACCGGGAAGAATACGGAGGAAGTGCGTCAGATGATGACAGCCACCTCCTACATGACCGGACGGAAGGCCGTGGAGAAGGGCTTCGCGGATGAGCTGATCGAGGACGCATAGGATGCGGACATCGAGGTCAGCGCGGACCGTCGGACGCTGTACGCCTTCGGCCGGAGAATGCGGGTAGCGGCTATGGGGGAGCTGCCCGAAGGAATCAAAACCCATGTTGATATCGATCCCGCTCCGGAAACGGACGGTGGAGATAAAAATACGCCTGAAGCTTCAGGCAAGAATGGAGGTAGTGAACCTATGACTTTTGAGGAATTCCGCAAGGAAAACCCGGAAGCGGCCGAAGCTGCGCTTGCAGAAGCTCAGGCCAGCGTCAGTCATGAGGAAGCGGTTGCCGCAGAGCGCCAGCGCATTGCTGACATCGATGAAATCGCTTCTCTGTATGACGCAGAAACCGTTCGCTCCGCGAAGTACGGCGAGAATCCGTGCACTGCCGAACAGATGGCCTTCCGTGCCGCCAAGGAAATGGCGAAGCAGGGAAAGACTTTCATGTCCGCCATGCAGGCCGACAACGCCGACAGCGGGGCCAACAAGGTCACTCCCACTCCTGCGAGTGAGGAAGATGACAAACCCCTGACCAACGCCGACAGGAAGGCCGCTGGCGCTGCCATGGCCCAGAAACTGCGCGGTGAGAAAACTGAGGAGGTGTAAGAACCATGACTCGTGATCTGCATGAAAAGATCGGCTCCGTAACTCCGGAGAATCTGTTTGCCGGTCTGGATCCCCGTGCGCTGACCAAAGCCGGTGTGCTCCGGAAGCTGGGCACCGCTGCGACCCTGGTCCGCGGTACGCTGCTGGCAAAGAGCTCCGGCTCTGCCGGTGATGGCAAGCTGGTAATCTTCGGAACCACCGCTGCCACCAACGAAACCCTGACCGCTGACTGCGTCCTCGCTGAGGATGTGGCTGTCGGCACGTCCGCTGATGAGAATGCCCTGGTCTTCATTACCGGCAACTTCAATGAAGATGAGCTGACTCTGGCCAGCGGTGCTTCTCTGACGGAAGCTGACCGGGATGCGCTTCGGATTCGCGGTATCCTGCTGGGCGCTTCTGAAAACGAAGTCGTAACTGCGTAAGGAGGTAAACAACAATGCCGAATCCTGTAAATGTCAACATCCTGGACACCTACTATATGGCAGGTCTCTGGGAAGGGCTTTCCCCTGTCCCCACCTTCTTCCGTGACCGTTATTTCCCGACCGCGCCTGAGGATATCTACGCGGCCAACAAGGTGCTGGTGGAATACCGGGACGGTGACAACGAGATGGCTCCCTTCATGGTGCTGGATGCCGACCCGATCAACGTGAAGCGCGGCGGCTATGAGATCCATGATTACGAGCCTGTCTGCATCAAGCAGGCCCGGAACCTGACTGCCGATCAGCTGAAGCTGCGCGGCTTCGGCGAGGCGATCCTGAGCCAGAGCACCGAGGAAGAACGCGCCGCGAAGCTGGTGTCCGAAGACCTGGCTCTGCTGGAACGCCGGTTCTCCCGCACGGAGGAATATCTGTGCTCCCAGACCATGATCAACAACGGCTTCACCGTCCAGGAGCATCTGGACGAAACCCACACCCGGACCGTGACGGTGCAGTATTACGACGCCAACAAGGGAAACGACGGCGCCTACACCATCACCCAGTGGGGAGCTGGCACCACCTTCGCGGATGTGTGCGCGGATATCGAGACCATGTGCGACTCCCTGAGCGAACGCGGCCTGCCTGCCGTTGACCTGGTTATCGGCCGTAAGGTCCGTGACTTCCTGCTCTCCATGAGCGATTTCCGCGACCTGGTGAATAAACAGTCCGGAATCATCGTGGCTGAGGGCGGCATCCGGCAGACCCTGAGCCGGTATCAGGGCGTGACGTTCCTGGGGACCATCAACTTCAACGGCTACGAGCTGAACGTGATCGTCTCCAACGAACAGTATACCGCGCTGTCCGGAAGCCCCCTGGCTCCCACCAGGACGAACTACTTCCCGGCCACTTCCATGATGGTCACTGCTCCCAACGCCGGTCATCTGATGTACGCCCACATCGTCCACATGGACGAGAATGGCGAGATCGACACAATCACCGGCAAGCGCGTTCCGGATCTGTTTGTGGACCGGAAGAAGAAGAAGCGCGAGATCATCCTGGAGAGCCGTCCTCTGGCTGCTCCGCAGAACTACAGCCCCTGGATCTACGCCGCCGGCGTGGTTGCCTGATGAGCTGATTGAAAGGAGACACCGTTATGTTGATCAGAGCAAAAACGCTTTTCCGCATCGGTGGGGATCTGAAGCGGCCCGGAGAGACCGTGGAAGTGGACGAAGAAACCGGCAGACGCCTGATCGCCGTTGGCGCTGCCGTGGAAGCGTCCGTTTTGCCGCCTGATTTGCCCTCTGACGGCCCTCTAACGTCAAACCCTAACGGGAATACTCCAGAAGGCGGGAACGCCCCTGAGACGCCAAAAACGGGCAAAAACGGCAACACTGATCTGGAAGCCATGTCTTTCGCTGATCTGAAGGCGATGGCTCAGGAGATTGGCATCGACACCGGGAAGATCCGTAGCAAGGCCGGCATGATCGATGCGATCACGGCTGCGCAGATGGATTCCGGCGATGACTTTCCCGAGCTGACCGCCCAGGATGTGGTGGATGAATGAGCTTCCGGGAAATGGTGAATGGAGACAACACATCCGTCTTCATGAATCTGGATGAGTTTGCCGAAACCCACGATGTGTGGTACGACGGCAAAACCTATGAGGATGTGTCCTGTGTCATCAGTCAGCTGAAGGAGCAGGACAGAGTTACCAAAATGCGGGATCATGGCCAAGGCATATACCTGGTCACATCGATCTTTCACTGTCCGCTGGAAGCCCTCGAAGGGCATGTTCCGGAAAAGGGCACGAAGATCGCCATCAGCGACGATGACTTCATGCGTGAATTCTATGTTGCTGAAGCCGGATGTGACCTTGGCATGATCCGTCTGGAACTGGAGGCACTGGACGAATAATGCCGCAGGTACGTGTTGATGATATCAGCAAGGATAAGCTTGACCGAATCAACGCCGTACTTTCAGGCGTTAAGAATGGATCAGGCGCCTTCCAGGCCATCGGAGCCGCCATGAAACGCGCTGCCAAGGCAGGAGAACATGATGCGGCCCGTTATGCTGCGGAGACCTACAACATCAGCCAGGGCATGTTCCGCTCCCACTGCAAAATCTCCTTCAAGATGACAGGAGGAAGCGGCGGCGTGTCCAGCATCGAACTGCTGTTTGCCGGCGCCGTCATTCCCCTGATTGAGTTCGGCGGGACAACAGGCGGTCCGCAGGGCGGTGTATCTGCATCCCCGAAGATGGGCGGCGGAAGTCTCCGGAGCGCATTTATCAACGCTGTGTACGGCACATACGGAGTCTGGGAAAGAGTCGGCCGGAAAAGGTTTCCTGTCGAACAGAAGTACGGTCCCTCCACCGGCCACATGATGCAGGACAACGAGGTCAGCGAAAAGGTGACCAACCGCATCATGGAGGTTTTTGACTCCCGTATTGAGCACGAAATCAGCCGGATACTCGGCATGTTGTGAGGAGGTAAGCGGATGAATCGCGTGATGCTGCTGGAAGCCCTGAAGGTGCGGCAGGCAGAGGATCTGAAGGATCTGCTGATGCCCACCGTGCCGAAGAAGGACAAACCGTCAGAGCTGCGAACCGTGGAGATCTTCAAAGGAAAGCTGCCTGACCGGAAGTCCGAAACAGAGAAGGCGCCGTACATCGTGAACGCCGTGCTGAACTCGAACTTCTACCGGAATCCCGGGGAAGAACCGACCAGCCTGGTCACGATACGGTCCACTCTGTGCGTCTACAACCCCAACAACGAAGAAGGCGTGCTGATGATCCTGAACCTTCTGGAAAGGCTCCGGATTTCCTACACGAAGAATCCCATTGTGGACGGCGTTTTCGAATGCCTGTTCGATGAGGAGCATCCGATTCAGGATCTGGTGTATCCCGATGAGACCATGCCCTTCTTCATGGCAGACCAAGTAACGGTGTGGAGTCTTCCGCCCGTGGAAAGGGAGGTTAGAAAATGGCTGTGAAGAAAGCCAGGGAAGCGGAGATCAAGGCTGAAGAGATCGTGGAAACGGTCGAACTGCCCGAAGAACCCGCCCCCGCCAAGGAAGAAGCGGCCCCGAAGAAGGCTGCTTTTTTCATGTACCTGGGCCCCACGATCCTGGGCGTCATCCAGAATGCCAGCATCTATACCGAGAAGGATCAGGCGCTGGAAGCTGCGATTGCGAAGTTCCCCCGGATCAAGGCTCTGCTGATCCCCGATGACAGGATCGCGGAGGATCGAATCAATGTGACCAAGCCCGGCACCCGGCTGTATGCGGAATATCATCGGCTGGTGAACGAGCTGAAGAAGTGAAGGAGGTAAACACCTATGCCTAATCATGGCGTATTCGTTTCCGAACTGGATACTGCTGTCAGCACTCCGGTTACCGTCGAAACAGGTATTCCTTTCGTCATCGGCCTTGCCCCCGTGCATACCGCTGACAACCCCGCCGATGCGGGTGTGCCCGTCCTGTGCACCAGCTACTCCGAATTCGTGGACAAGCTGGGCTATAGCGATGACTGGGCCACCTACAATCTGTGCGAGTTCGCCTACAGCCACTTCAAACTGTATGGCATGGGCCCGGTTGTGTTCCTGAACCTGCTGGCTCCCGCTACCATGAAGTCGGCTGTTACCGCCGCTGACAAGGACGTTGTCGGCAAGAAGGTGGTTCTGACCGTCAAGGGCATCAACGACGCCGGTCTGGTTGTCAAGGCCCAGGGCGGCAACGGTAACGCCTACGTGAAGGACACGGACTATTCCGTGTACTACAACGAGGACGGCAAGCTGACCCTGGAGCTGCTGCCCGACAGTACCCACTACGCCGAGACGAAGGTGAACGTTGCCTTTAACGAGGTGACTCCGGCTTCTGTCGATGCGAATGCGGTTGCCGCCGGCGTGGAGAAGATCGAGCTGTGCATGACCAAGATCGGCCTGGTGCCTGATCTGATCGTGGCGCCCGGATTCTCCCAGGACAGCGCCGTCGCTGCCGTGATGACCGCCAAGGCGGCTTCCATTAACGGTATGTTCCCGGCGATTGCTCTGGTGGATATTTCCACCACCAACGCTCCGACCTATGACACCGTCATTGCGGAGAAGAACGCCCAGAACATGACCGGCGCTCTGGAAATTCCCTGCTGGCCCCTGGGCAAGCTGGGAGACAAGGTGTTCCACATGAGTACCGTTGCCGCTGGACGGCAGGCGCTGACCGACAGCGAGTTTGGCGCTCCTTATGCCAGCCCCTCCAATCAGGCGATCCAGCTGGACGGCCTGGTGGACGCTGCCGGCAACGAGATCAATCTCACCCTGGCGCAGGCCAACATCCTGAACCAGGGCGGCGTCATGACCGCGCTGAACTTCATGGGCGGGTTCCGGCTGTGGGGCAACTACACCGGCTGCTATCCGGCTTCCACGGATGTTAAGGACTACTTCATCCCGATTCGCCGGATGTTCAACTGGGTGACCTGCACCCTGATCCGGACCTTCTGGGATCGGGTGGATATGCCCATGAACCGCCGCCTGATCGACTCCATTGTTGACTCTGCCAACATCTGGATGAACGGGCTGGCCGGCAGCGGCTACATCCTCGGTGGCCGGGTTGAGTACAATGCGGAGGAGAATCCTGATTCCGTCCTGATGGCGGGTCAGATCAAGCTGCATGTGTACATCACTCCTCCGTCCCCGATGCAGGAGCTGGACTTTGTGCTCGAGTATGACGCTTCCTACGTGGAAGCGGCGCTCGGCTCTTAATGAAGGAGGAATGAAGTATGGCGAAGCAGCCTGAAGCGTACATCGATTTTGAGGTCTATGAGGATTCCAAGAATTTCATTGGAGTCTCTCAGGCGACTCTCCCGAACATCACCTTCCTGACTCAGACCATCACCGGCGCCGGCATCTCCGGCAACGTGGAAGCGGTTCTGACCGGGATGGTGGACGCTATGAGCCTGACGCTGAATTTCCGGAGCGCCACCGATGCGGCGGTGTCTCTGATGGCTCCCAAGCGTCACAACATCGATCTGCGGGTTGCGGAGCAGAACTGGGACACTTCCAAAATCTCCAAGACCATCTCTGCTGACAAGTACGTGATGGTGGTGATTCCGAAGAACACCCAGCCCGGCACCGTGGCTCCCGCTTCCGCCGCCGATGCTTCCGGCGAGTACAGCGTGTACTACTACGCTGGATACCGTGACGGCAAGAAGCTCTGGGAGATCGATCCCTGGAACTACATCTGCAACATCAACGGCGTGGATTACATGAAGGACGTCCGGAAGGCGCTCGGAAAGTAATCAGCCAGGCAACACCCGGGGAGGAGCCAAAGGGCTCTTCCCTGGGCGTTTTCGTTATGAAAGGAGAGACGAACCATGGATGAAAAGAAGGTCCAGAACATCAGTGAGGAAGAGCTGACCGCTGCGCAGGGCGAAGCGGAAACCGAGAATAAGGAAGATGCCACCAAACGGGTGATGACCCTGAAGAAACCCATTGAAAAAATGGGAACCCTGTACAAAGAACTGCATTTTGACTACGACAAACTGACTGGCATAGACAGCCTGGAAGTGGAAGACGAGATCGAGAAGACCACAGGCATGACCGTGGTCGCTCCGGCGCTGAACCTTCAGTACCTGATCCGGATCAGCGCAAGGGCTTGTGATGAGCCTATCGGTTCGGATGACATCTTCCGCATGAACCTGAGTGACTTCAACCATGTCAGGAATATGGCAAGAAATTTTATGCTGAGATCCGATCGGTAGGCGGTGACGGCGGTGAATGGCTGCGGGAGCAGATTCTGCAGCTGAGCATGAACTGCTCCACGCCCATTGACTGGTGGCTCCACATCACGCTGAAGGAGCTGTCCCGATGGATCAAAGCGAATAACAATATCCGGCGAAAAGCCAAAGAAGAAATGGAATCCTAAGGAAGGAGGTTCACCGTGGCAGGCTTCAAAGATTATCAGATGCTTTTCCAGCTGAACGCCCAGGTTGGCGGGAGCTTTCAGTCCGCATTCTCTGCCGGATCGAACAGCGTCACACAGCTGCAGGATAAGATCAATGCGCTGAACAAAGCCCAGAGTGATATCTCCGCTTACCAGAAGCAGCAGAGCGCCATTGACAAGACCAAGGCGAAGATCGATCTGTACACCACCCAGCTGCAGAACCTTCAGAACGCCACCGCTACCACCTCCAAGGAGGAAGCTGAGCTTGCCAATGCGATTGCCGCCAAGGAAAAGCAGCTGACGGATTCTAACGATAAGCTGGCACAGCAGAACGCCGCACTCTCTGAAACGGGTGCGGCGCTTCGCAATGCCGGCGTAGATACCAACAATCTGGCAACAGAAAGCGAACGCCTGAAGGGCGAAGCGGAACAGGTTGCCGCCGCCCAGAAACGGGAAGCGGAAGCCGCCAGAGAAGCCGGAAAAGGCCTTCAGGACGCCATGGAGGGGGCCAAAGCAGCCCTGGAAGCGGCGGGAGTAGTGACCGCCTTGAAAGCGGTCTACAGCGGCCTTTCCGACTGTTCCCAGGCCGCTGCGGAATTTGAGACCGCCATGGCAGGCGTAAAGCGTACTGTCGGCGGGTCAGATGCCTTTATCAAAGGACTGGGAGACAACTTCCAGCAGCTTTCAACTGAGATCCCGATTTCCGCCACTGAGCTGGCACAGATCGCCACGACGGCCGGTCAGCTGGGCATTGCGCAGGACAGTGTGCAGACCTTCTCCACGGTTATGGCACAGCTGGCCACTACCACAGACCTGACCGCCGACAACGCCGCTACGATGTTGGCTCAGTTTGCCAACATCACCGGCGTGACGGATTATGAACGGCTGGGCTCCACGGTTGCGGCCCTGGGCGATTCCACCGCCACAACGGCCAGCAAGGTTGTCGATATGTCGCAGGGCATGGCCGCTGCGGCGAACCTTGCCGGCATGAGCTCCACGGATATCCTGGCGATTTCTGCGGCTGTCGGTTCCCTGGGCATCGAAGCCGCATCCGGTTCCACTTCCATGAGTCAGCTGATTACCAAGCTGTACAAGGCTACGGAAACCGGAGATCAGCTGGAAGATATCGCCGCTGTGGCCGGAATGACCGGAGCGGAGTTCAAACAGGCCTGGGGCACCGATGCGGTCGGCGCCATGAATTCCTTTATCCAGGGTCTGAACAATGTCGAGCAGAACGGACGGTCCGCTGTGGTCGTGCTGGACGATCTGGGCATCAACAACGTCCGGCAGACAAAGGCCATCCTGGGTCTTGCGTCCGCCGGAGACCTGCTGTCCAACACCATCAGCGTGGCCAACGGCGCCTGGGAAGAGAATTCAGCTCTGGCCCAGAAGGCCGGCGTGATGTACAACACCACGGAAGCAAAGCTCAAAATGATGGGCAACGCAGCCAACAACGTTAAAATCGCCGTTGGCGATGCGTTGAATCCGGCACTGGGGGCTGTGAGCGATGCGGTGACCGGACTGCTTCAGCCGATCTCTGAATGGATCAGCGCGAACCCGGCTGTTGTTCAGGGGATTACTGCCGCTATCGGCGCCATTGGAATTGCCACCGCCGGCATTACCGCCTACACGGCGGCAACGAAGCTGGCTGCTGCCGCGAGCAAGCTGTTCGCTGGAAGTATTCCAGGCATCGGCTGGATTCTGGGTATCGCCGGAGCGATCGGCGTGGCCGTCGGCGTGATCTCCGCTCTGAGCGGTGCAAATGGCGAAGCGTCCAAGTCTTTCGCTGAGATGGACAAGGAATACGATGACCTGGTTACCAAGATGCAGGAGCAGAATCAGATCCTCGATCTGGTGGATCAGTACAAGGATCTGTCCAGCGAATCCCAGAACCTTCAGACGATCATGAAGAAGGGCTTCAAGACCACCGTATCCGTTGCGAAGTCCGATACGAAGCTGTCTGCGGATGACTTTGTGGACAGCACCACCGTGAAGCTGAAGCCTGCCGTGGCCAAAGAGCTGGCTTCGACCGACTTCCTGAAGGATTCCAAGATTGAGCTGACGCCTGAGCAGGCCAGCTACCTGGCTTCCAAAGACTTCATCAGCGGTGGTCTGAAGGTGTCCCTGACTCCTGAGCAGGCAAAGACCCTGACATCCGCATCTTTCCTCCGGAGCACGAAGGTTAAGCTGACGCCGGAACAGCAGAAATACCTGAAATCCGATGATTTCATCAACGGCAAGAAGGTTGTCGAGCTGACGCCGGAACAGGCCGCGAAGCTCCAGGCCGCAGGGTTCCTGGATGGCACCACTGTACAGCTGACAGCGGAACAGGCCAACGCACTAGCCGCAGAAGGATTCCTGGACGGCACTAATGTCGAGCTGACAGCCATGGCCAAGAAGCGTCTGGAAGTCTCCGACTTCTGGGCTGATGAAGTTGTTACCATCGAGGGCGAAGCCGGGAATACGCTGACCGCCGCAGACTTCGGCATCAGCGATACCACCCTGACATATATCGCCACCATGGACGGCACCAGCTATCAGGATGTGCAGACCAAGGCCGCAGCCCTGCAGAGCCAGGTGGCCGATGTTGGCAGTCAGTTGGGAGAAGCCCAGACGGCTCTTGCTCGGTCCCAGGAGCTGGCCCAGGCGCTTACGGATAAGATTTCCGGAACGAAGAACGGGAAGCAGAAATCCGCGCTTCAGTCCCAGCTGGAAGAGGTTAACAGCACCATTGCGGAACAGCAGACCAATGTGGACAACCTGCAGCTGAAGTATGACACGCTGACCAGCGAATACAGCACGGTAAGCACCGCCGCCGATGAGCTGGCCGGGAAGGAAGCCGAACTGCTGGCCATTAAACAGCAGCTGGCCGGTGTCACATCGGACGTGGCATCCGCATCGAGCGAACAGGCCAGTGCCTACTCCAACGAAGCGGAAGCCGCAGAGAGGGACGCACAGGCTCAGCTGGCGATTCTGCGGAATCAGGTCTACGGCAGCATCGCGGACCAGGCAAAGCTCTACAAGAACACTGTAAGCGATGCGGCTGAAGCTACGGACAGGTATACCAAGCTGACCGCGCAGCAGACCGTCGCCAACAAATTGCAGGGAAAGTCTACGGAAGAAATCAGCGCTGCCTACAAAAACATGCTGGTCTCGCTGGATCAGATGGAGCAGATGGATGGCTGGACGCCGGACAACGAAGCCTATAAACAGGCTGTTTCCGAAGCCGAAGCGTTTATCAGCCTGATGTCCGGAACCGACATGACAGGGATTCAGGCTTCCTCCAACGAGCTGGCTGACGGCATGGTGAACTGGGCTGATTCCTTCGATTATCTGTCCGGGAACGCAAACAACTGGAGCACGATTCTGGAAAACCTGAACGGCAGTATCGCGAATTACAGCGGTCAGTTGGACAGCGCGGAACAGACACAGGGCGCTTTTATCGACAACCTTGTTGCTGGCGTCACGCAGGGCGGCATGAAGATCGAGGAGATTGAAGTCCGTGTCCGGGAAGCGCTGGAAGGCGAAGCGGACGCCGAGGAAACCGTCGCCGCCATTATGGCGGATGTGAAGGCTGGGGTGGATGCTGTCACCCAGGCGAAGGAAGAGCAGCAGGCCGCGACAGAGGAGCTGACGGAGACCGACAGACGGTCTGTCGAAGAGATTGTCGCGGATCTGAAGACCCTGCAGCAGGAGTACGACGAAGCCTACAAGAGCGCCTATACCTCCATGAGTGGTCAGTTTAAGCTCTTTGAAAGCGCTGCCGACAAGATCAAGACAATGCAGGCCGGCTACAAAGGCGGCACCAAAGGCATGACCGCCGGGCTTGAAAGCCAGACCGATTATGTCAACAAGTACACCGCCAACTTTGAGCTTGCACAGCAAAAGCTGGCCGCTGCCGGCGTGGACGCGCAGACCGCACAGACGATTCTTTCCGGACTGTCAGACGGTTCCGCTGAATCCGGCGCAGCGCTGGAATCCATTGCCAACGGCACCACAGAAGACGCAAAAGCCCTCGGTGAAGCATACGGAAAGCTGGAAACAGCCAAACAGAAGTTTGCTTCCACCGTTGCGGAGATGGAAACGGATTTCTCCACAAGGATGAATACCCTTTCCACGGAGCTGGCCACTACGGTCTCCAACATGGATAAGTCCTCCGAAGCCGCAGGCGCAGCACGGACCACGCTGAGCGCCTATGTGAACGCCGCTGACGGCTATGTGGCTCTGGCAAGCGCCAAGTACGGCGCGGTTGCGCAGGCGGCAGTGAACGCTCTGAAGGCCGGATTCAAGGGGCTTGGCATTCCGGGATTCGCATCCGGTACCAAGAACGCCCCGAAAGGCATGGCCATCGTCGGTGAAGAAGGTCCTGAGCTGGTCTACTTCAACGGCGGAGAAACTGTCGTACCGACGGACGAAACAGAACGGATGGCCAAAGGCAACACCGTGGAAGCGGAGCCTGTGACACCTGGAAACAGCAACATCACCAACGGAGGAAGCACCTACAGCGTGAACTTCTCTCCGCAGTATCATGTGGAATCCGGTGTAAACGCAGACGAGCTGCAAACGGTGCTGGAAAACCAGAGCGGTAACCTCCGGGAGCAGCTGGAAGAACTGCTTGCCGAGATCACTGAGGATAACAACAGGAGGGATCTGAGATGACCACCTATACCACCAGAACAGGGGATACGTGGGATCTGATTTCCTACCGGCTGGCGGGAACTCCTGAACAGGTGATCCCGCTAATGCAGGCCAATAAAGCCTATACCGAAGTATTCATTTTCCCCGCGGGGGTTGTGCTGACGGTTCCGGAACTGGATTCCGTGATCGATTACGATACGCTCCCGCCCTGGAAGAGGGTGTAACAGATGGCAGTCATCACCGGGCATACAGGGAACAGCTATTGCATGTACGACAAGGGCAAGGCCTATCCGCTGAGCCTGGAACGTGCGCTTGCCGAAGGGGAATATCCAGTCAAGATCGAGTTCACGACCCTGACGGGATCCCCCAACTCTTATTACACATCCGGATACAAATCCGACAGGAACAGCCTGACGGTGTACGTCTGCGACGCTGACGGAAAGAACCGGGTTGAGATTTACAAGGTGGATTCCGACAGGTACAAAAGAATCGGAACCACCATGGAGGAAAAGTACAAGAGCGCATCCTTTGATGGGTCCGCTCTGGCCGGGAAAACCATCTGCCTGCTGGGCGAAGGTCATAGCGGATGCTACCTGCGGAACATCTGCCAGATCCGGATCACGACCGCACAGGGCAATACCAAGCCGGAGAAGCCGACCAACCCAGACCTGTACAAGAAGCTGCTGCCGACGGTCAACCAGAACGATAAGATGGTCGGGCTGGCCCGGCGGTCTGACTGGCGGGTAAAGGTGAAGGGTGTGGACATCACCGACGTGCTGAAGCATGACCTGATCTCGCTGGAAGTGACCGACAACGAGGAAGCGAAGGCGGACGATCTGCAGATCAAGATTGCGGACCGGGACGGGATCTGGCTTCAGAAGTGGCTGAACGAAACCGTCCATAAAGGCTCCAAAACCAAAGGGCTGTCATTCGCCGTCTGGATCGGCAGCACCGATCACACGGGGAAAGTGCTCCAGCAGAAGGCCGGAACCTTTCTTCTGGACACCATGGATCATGACGGTCCTCCGTCTCAGGTGAAGCTGAAATGTGCTTCACTGGACTGCCAGGGCGGCATCCGGAAGGATGAGAATGATAAGTGCTGGGAGAACGTGAAGCTGAAGGACATCGCCAGCGACATTGCCAAGAAAGGCAAGCTGAAGCTCCTGTACTGCGTGAGTAAGAATCCGAAGTACGAACGGAAGCAGCAGGACAGCGAGACGGATATTGCCTTCCTGATCCGGCTGTGCGACGATGTCGGGTTGAGCGTGAAAATCTCGGATGGTAAGCTGATCATCTTTGACCGGAAAAGCTTCGAATCCGGCACTTCCGTCAAGACGATCAAGTTCGGGGATGGCAGCTACACCAAATGGAGCCTTGGCACCGGCAACGGAAAAACCACCTACGACATCTGCACGGTGACCTATACAGACCCGAGAACAGGAAAGTCTTACAAGGGTGAGTATAAATCTCCGGAATGGCAGGAGGAAGAAGACCGGGTCGCGGAAGCCAACAAGGACAAGAGCGGCGATGACGAAAAGGAAACCCCGACGCATACGGAGCTGAAGATCAAGAAAAAGCGGGTGACCAGCAACAAACAGGCGAAGGAGCTGGCTGAGATCGAGCTGAACCTGAAGAACCTGTTTGAGCGGACCGCAACATTCACCGTTCCGGGAAATCCTGCTCTCATGGCTGGGCTTCCCGTGACGCTGAAGGACTTCGGATACTGGTCTGGCAAGTACATGATCAGCACCTGCACACACTCCATTAGTAACAGCGGATACACCACCAAGCTCAAACTTCGATTCATTAAGGAGAAATAAGCATGACCAGAGCCGAAAACATGATCCGTGTCGGGATCGTCAGCTCCGTGAACATTGCCGGCAAAACCGCCAGGGTCATCTTTCCGGACTCCGGCAATCTGGTGTCTGACTGGCTGTATGTGCTGCAGCACGGCGGGAGCTGGATGCCGGATGTGCAGGACCGTGTGGTCTGCGCCATCTCCTGCGGAGACGAGACTGACGGATACATACTGGGGGCGATACCGTGACCATTGGCATTCTGAGCAGCACAAAAACAAGGGTAATTTTCTCGGCATCTGCCAAGAAGTATCAGACCTTTGAGGATGCGGAACACAAAAGCTCGATCTCCTACTCGGAGCACAAGCTCCACATGAAAAAGCCAATCCTGGAAATGACCAATCCGGAGGCGGACGAATTCAGCTTCAAAATGACGCTGTCTGCTTTCCTCGGGGTAAGGCCGAACAAGGTTTACAAGGCCCTTATCAAGATGATGCAGCGGGGCGATATCACCACCCTGGTCATCGGAACCGAAGTAATCGGCACCATGTGGGTCATTACGGATGTGAGCAAGGCATTCAAGACGCTGTACAAGGACGGGGATCTGATCTCCTGCGAAGTCTCGGTCACACTGAAGGAATACCACTGACGGAGGTGATGCACCGTGACCATGACACTGGATTTTACCGACAAATATGACCTGACGCTTGCTCCGGAGACGCCGGAGGAAGAAACTATGCAGAACCTTTACTGCCTGCTCAATACGGTGCTGGCGGAGGTGCCCTGCTATCGGAATTACGGGCTGGACATGAGCTATCTTGCATCGCCCATGAACATGGCCAGGACCATGATTGTTTCCGCGATTGCGGAAGCGGTATCCGAATTTTTCCCGGAGCTTCGGGTGGGAGACGTTGAATTTACCTTCGACGGCGATACCCCGGATGCCATGGGATGCAGAATCGAGGTGACGGATGACGATGAGGAATCCTGATTTCCAGTTTGTGAACACCACGGCCGACACGATCATTGCGGAGCTGACGGCCAAGTATGAGGAGCTGACCGGCAAGACAGTTCATCCTTCCAGCCCGGTGAAACTTTTCCTCAGCTGGTGCGCTGCCGCGATTCTGCAGATCTATCAGAACATCAACTACGCCGCGAACCAGAATCTTCCCAGCCGGGCCGAAGGCGCCAACCTGGACGCGCTGGCGGAGCTGTTCTTCATGAAGACACGTCCGGAAGCCACACCTGCTTACGTGACGATGCGATTCGTGATCTCGGAAGCACAGAGCACCACGCTGACCATTCCCGCCGGTACCCGGGTGACCACCCCGAACACAGAGCCTGTCTTCGAGACAACGGCAGATGCGGTCATTGCCATCGGGGAAACGACGGTGGATGTGCTGTGTGTGTGCCAGGAATCCGGAACAGTCGGCAACGGATACGAAACCGGACAGATTACTGAGCTGGTGGACGTGTTCCCGTACTACGACAGCTGCACGAACATCGAGACTTCGGACGGCGGTTCGGATGAGCCGACAGACGATGAGTTCTACAATCTGCTGCTGAACAGCACGGACGCATGGAGCTCCGCAGGACCGCGAGGAGCGTATCAGTATTTCGCCAAGTCTGTGTCCTCCGATGTGGCCGACGTGGTTGTGAATTCTCCAAGCCCCGGAGAAGTGACGATCTACGCCCTGATGAGCGACGGAACCATTGCCAGCAGCGCTGTCAAGAACCTGATTTCCGCCGCCTGCAACGACAAGGATGTGCGGCCGCTGACCGATACGGTGACCGTGGAGGATCCGGAGGAAGTTACCTACAACATCGATCTGACCTACTACATGAGCACCGAGAGTGAGAAGAGCGCTGCGGAAATCCAGGACGATGTGGAAACCGCTGTCCTGGACTATCAGACATGGCAGAGCGGCAGGCTCGGGAGGGACATCAACCCCTCCAAGCTGATCCAGCTGCTGGTGGGTGCCGGAGCTAAACGGGCGGTTATCACATCTCCCGTGTATACGCATCTGGAAGACGGGAGCGATGTGAATCATCCTGTTCCGCAGATTGCGAAGATCGGCACCGTGAACGTGGTGAATGGGGGCTATGAGGATGAGTAAGCTGTCCAAAGATACCCTCATGAGCATCTATCCCGGGGTACTGAACCGGGATAAGCTGTTCAATGCCCTGGGGCAGAGCGCAGCTGAAAGCCTGGGCGAAGCCTTCCTGAACGTGAAGCACACCAACATCTATCTCCGGATTGCGGAGCTGGACGAAGGTGTGCTGGACATTCTGGCCAAGGACTTCAACATCAGCTGGTACGACTACGATTTCCAGCTGGAAACCAAACGCCGGGTTGTGGCTGCGGCCTTCTCTGTGCACCGGCATCTGGGTACCGCCGGAGCCATGATCACGGCTGTGTCCGCCATCTGGCCAAACTCCGCTGTGGAAGAATGGTTCGAGTATGGCGGTGATCCTTACTTCTTCCGGGTGCTGGTGGAAGCCAACGACGGAGAAGCGGGTACCGAACCTATCCGGTTCAGCGCCATAGACAAGACGGTGCAGCTGTACAAAAACGAACGGAGCTGGCTGGACGGCGGAAGAGTCATCCTCCGGATCACCTGCAACGTGGTTATTCAGACGAAGCAGGGAGCCGACAGGTATCATTCCGTCCTCTGTGGGACGGTTCCACGGGTCTCCACCCACGGGAAAGTATTCCAGTCTGTCCTGAATGTGGAAAGCGCAGGAGACCCCGTAAAATTCCATTCAGGGCACACCGGCGAATATGTCGCCGGCACGGTTCCCCACAGCTTCACACACGGCGATATCTCCGACGGAGGGCTTCAGGTCGGGGCCAGTCTCGGAGTATCCACATACAACAGCACCCCCTGCGGAACCCCGCTGGGGGCTTTGATGTAAAGGGGGTGTATCACATTGCTTACAACGGCAGCACTGAATGATTTCCGGGCTTTTGTGAAAAAGAAGATCTGGAAAGCGCAGTACAAAATCGGCTCCACATGGTATGACGCGACGATCAGCCAGAGCGCTATTACAAGCGCCGGAGTCGTTCGGATTCAGATTCCCATTTCTCCCGGATACGCCTGCACCATTACAGGCGCCAGGCTGGTATCTACCAGCAACGAGGTGTGGGCTGAGAAGAGCATCAGCGTAGCGATTGAGGATGCCGCCACCAGCCTGCTGCAATGGTTTGAATTCGTCATCACAGAAAGCGAGGTGAGTTAAGGATGTATCAGTTTACCCACTGGCTGGATGAAGTCGATCAGTATGAGGATATTTTCGTTGAGGAAACATCCTCTGTCGTGTCCGGCGGTGTGAAGCATACCAAATACCGTGGCACTGTTCAGCAGCAGGGCACACCGCAGAACGCTGCGAATTTCAACAACCTTGAATCCGGCGTGTTCGATGCGCACACTGCGCTTGGCCTGCTGCTCAACTTTGCCCGGCAGAACGCCTGGGAGATCGAGCACGGCAGCGTGACGCTGACCAACAGCTACGCCTATCCGTTTAACAACTCGAAGAAGACCGTTGCTCTGGAACACATCTCCGGGGATTACATCGTGATTCCGGAAATTGATTCCTTTGTCGGCAATGTCGGCGAGGTGCTTATCTCTGACCGGCTGGAGAACGGGTTCAAGGTTGAATATACCGGAAGTGCAGAAAGCGCAACCATCAAGTACACCGTGATTGGAGGGATTCTGAAATGATCATTATCGAGAAGAATGTCGGTCCGAAGATCGAGTATGAAGAGATCGGCCGGAAGGTCTGCTTTGACGATGACCTGACGATCAACCTGGCCAAAAGGCAGGAAGATCAGGAAGTGCACATCGACGTCTGCTACGACAAGTACGGGGAGCTGGTGATCGGAGCCGCTGCCGGCAGGCGGTACGTGGCGGAGATCGATATTCCCAAACGGGAATACATCTATCCGGAACATGAGGAAGGCGAAGAACCTGAACCTCCGATTCCCGTTCCACTGGACATGGACACCGTGACGCTCACTCTGTGGGCAATCGAATAAGGAGGGATAAACCATGGCGAACAACTTTGATCTGGCCGAGCTGGCGCTGAAAGGCGTCTGCCCGAACAATGAGATTCTGTATGATGACCTTGGCTATCCCTCCATCATGGTTCGGGTTCCGAAGGCCACCTACGCAGAGCTGGGGCTCGGCGATTCCACCGCGACCTTTCCTGCGTTCATTGTGAACGGATCTGAAGTCGATGAAATCTACATCGGCAAATATCAGAGCATCGTGATGAACGGAAGGGCTTACTCTCTGCCCGGCGTTCTGAACACGTCCAACATCACGCTGGATGCCGCTCTGGAAAGATGCGCTGCCAAAGGCGCCGGATGGCACTGCATGACGAAAGTCGAACATGCTGCCCTGATGCTCTGGTGTGAGCAGAACGGCTACATGCCCATCGGTAACAACAACTGGGGCCGTCACTCCAGCGAGAGTATCTACACCGCCATTCCCGGAGACTTCGAAAGCGGCAAACGCAGACGGATTCTGACGGGCACCGGCCCCCTGACCTATTACCATGACAAATCCCCGTCCGGCATTGCCGATCTGTGCGGCAACGTCTGGGAGTGGATGGGCGGTATCCGCACGGTTTACGGTGAGCTGCAGGTGCTGGTCAACAATAATGCCGCCGACAGCGATCACAGCCAGGCCGCATCGTCTGCGGAATGGAAGGCGATCAGTGCGGCTGACGGTTCGTTCATCACGCCGAACGGCTCCGGTACGACTTCCGGATCTGTGAAGATGGACTGGATCAGCAATAAGCTGACCTACTCCACCAACATCACCACACAGGCAGACGCTCAGAGATCGTGCACGTTTGGAAGTATCACTTGCGACGGAACGATCAGCGATGCGGCGAAGCTGGTGCTTCAGGCGCTCTGTATGCTGCCGAAGAGCAGCTCCGTGCTCGGCGCTTCTCATTACTGCTACTTCAACAACGGCGCAGCTGAGCGTTCCTTCTTCTGTGGCGGCAACTGCAGCACCTCCGCCTACGGCGCCTGTTCGTTCCTCGGCTACGCCACCCGTTCGCTCTCGGGCGTGTCCTTCGGGTTCCGGCTCGCTTATTGTAAACTGCCAACTGCCTAACTGCGTACTGCGTCAGCCCCGAAAGGGGCTGACCCTTCCGCGCGAAGCGCGGAAATTTTTTAGCCAAAAATCGACCTTTTTTCCCGGCACAGCGTGAGTATTTCACGATCT